TATTTGAAGCTGCAGTTCATCAAAAAGTGATGGAAATTGCAAGTTCAAAAGTTGATGAGATGGAAGAAGAATATAAAGCAGAACTACAAGAAGAAATTGTTGCTTTCCGCGATTCTTTGACAGACAAAGTTGATGGATATCTCAGCTATGTTACTGAAGAATGGATGAAAGAAAATGAACTTGCTTTGGAAAGTTCACTGAAGAGTGAAATTACTGAAGAATTCATGAGTGGACTCAAAGACCTCTTCACAGAACATTACATTGAAGTTCCAGAAGAAAAGGTTGACATTGTAGAAAATCTGTTCGACAAAGTAGAAGACCTTGAAAGTCAATTGAACACATCTGTTCAAGAAAACATTAAGGTTAAAACCGAACTCAACGAATTTCGTAAGGACAAAATAGTAGGAGAAGTTTGCGAAGACCTCGCTGATACACAATCTGAAAAATTGAAGACACTTGCAGAAGGTGTTTCTTACGAAGATGATTCCGAAAAATTTGAGGAAAAAGTGAAAACAATTAAGGAGAATTATTTCCCTAATCAACAAAAACAAGATGAAAACGTTGAACAAGTAGATTTGTCATCTGAAGAGGAAACAACTCCTGCGAAGATGAACAATATAATGGAAGCATATAGCAAAGCTATTGCTCGTAATTAAAACAACATTTTAAACATTAAGGGGTTTAAATGCAACTTCAAGAACAATTAAATAAGAAATGGGCTCCAGTTCTGGATCATCCAGATCTTCCGAAGATCCAAGACACACATCGTAGAGCAGTTACTGCGATTTGTCTAGAAAACGTAGAAAAACAATCCGCAATGGATGCTCAAGGCGCCAACGGATTATTGACAGAAGCAGTTCCAGTAACTAACATGGCAACAACTACAGCAGTTGGAGTCGGTGGTGCAGCTGGTGGAACAGATGCTGGTCAAGTCGGAGTGGATTTCGCAGATCCAGTTCTAATTAGCATGGTTCGCCGTGCAATGCCACAACTCATCGCTTATGATGTTTGTGGTGTTCAACCAATGTCGGGCCCAACTGGTTTAATCTTTGCACTACGTGCTCGGGCAGATAACCAGACAGGTGATGAGTTATTTTACAACGAACCAATTGATGCAAAAACAGGTGGAGCAGCAACAACTGCTACAACTGATGCAAATCAAGTTCCTGGCCTGTTAGTTCATTCAACTGGTGGTGCCAACGTTTCTGCTGCCGTCTATACATCTTCAACAGGTAAGACAACTGTTGCTGGTGAAGGTGATATCGGACAAGAAATGTCATTCTCAATCGAAAAGATTTCGGTTGCTGCTGGAACACGTGCCCTCAAGGGTTCTTATTCAATGGAACTACAACAAGATTTGCGTGCTGTTCATGGACTTGATGCAGAAGCAGAACTTGCAAATATTCTTTCCGCTGAGATCCTCGCAGAAATTAACCGTGAAGTAATTCGTAAGATTTACATCAATGCAAAAGTTGGTGCGTCTGCTGGACAATCAACAAACCCAGGCGTATTTGACCTTGATACAGATTCCAACGGACGTTGGATGGTTGAAAAGTTCAAAGGTCTTATGATGCAAATTGAACGTGATGCCAATGCTATTGCAAAGGGAACACGTAGAGGAAAAGGTAATATCATCATGACATCTTCTGATGTCGCTTCTGCTCTTCAAATGGCAGGAATCTTGGATTATGCTCCAGCTATGAGTACTAATCTGAATGTTGATGAAGCATCTGCAACTTTCGCAGGAGTTCTTAATGGTCGATATAAAGTTTATGTTGATCCATATGCCGCATCTAATGCTGCTGAGTTCTATTGTGTTGGTTACAAAGGTTCTTCACCTATGGATGCTGGTATATTCTACTGTCCTTACGTTCCATTGCAAATGGTTCGTGCAGTTGATAGTGCAAGTTTTCAACCAAAAATTGCGTTTAAGACACGTTATGGTATAGTTGCTAATCCGTTTGCTGAAGGTACAACGGTTGGTAATGGTACTCATGTCGCTTCTAACGCATCTGGTGCTAACACAAACGAATACTACAGAAAAGTTCGTATTTCAAACTTGATGTAATTCGTTTCCTACATATAGTAGGGATCTCAAAAGGGAGTGGAGAAATCTACTCCCTTTTTTTGTTTGTAGTCATTTTCTTGTGAGAATCATGATAGTAGTAATTGCCAATGGAACATCTCGTTCCGTCTTTGATATAAACCTCTTAAAAAAACATACCACTTACGGTTGTGATGAACTGTATAAAGAATATACTCCTACTCATTTAATATGCAAAGAAGGCCCGTTGATATGGGATATTTGTAGGGATGGTTATACGAAAAAGAATCAATGTTATTTTAAGATGTTTGATCGTTTTCCTGCAATGCAATATGAAATGTTAAAACTTACATTTCCTTCTAGTGGAAAAGTTCTAGAAACTCAACCACAAACAGATGAATTTGTAATTTTTGGAACTGGAAGAACGATGGTGGTTTACTGGACAGATCCAAACGAACCAACACAAAAATTAGAATGGTGGGGGGATACTGAAGAGGATTCCTTTGCAAGTGAAACGGCCGCAATTCAATTAGCCTGTTTAAATCATCCTCAAGAAGACATCTATTGTATTGGATACGATTATTACTTACACAGGACTGCGGATAACATTATTCTTTCTTCTAGAAATACACCTACTGAAGAGTTTGATTCTACAGAATTGTTTAAACAACATAAACGTATTGAAGAGAAATTTGACAATAAAATATTCCACATTGGGAAACATATGAATTATGTAGAGTTTGAAAATCTGTTAGATAAATAGTAACAGTAAGGAAATTATATGGCAGCATCGAACAAGACACCAGACAATTTAAATTATCTATCCAATATCAGTTTTAGACTGACTATTGAAGACTCCCCAAATATGACTTGGTTTTGTCAAGCAGCAACTGTGCCTGGCGTTTCCATTGAAGGTATAGATGTGTTTACACCACACGCAACCATTCCCTATGCTGGGAATAAGGTTTCGTTTGAAGAATTGAGTATTCGGTTTATCGTGGATGAACATATGAAAAATTGGGTAGAAATCTACGATAGAATTATTGCAATGGGGCTTGCAGAAGGACATGAACAATATCGTCTTTTGAAAGCATCGAATCCTCTCCATCCAAGAGGTGGGGGATATTCCACTATTGTACTTTCCATCTTAACAAGTGCGATGAATCCTCAAATGGAATTTCATTTTTACGATGCCTTTCCAATTTCTGTTTCCGCTTTAGACTTTGACAGTGCATCGTCAGATGTTGAGTACTTTACTGCTACAGCATCATTTCGTTATCAGAACTATGAGATAAAGAACTTATTGAATAATTAAGGTTATAATGACAATTGAAGAAATTATGAAAATGTGGGGGGAAGACTCTCACATTGATGACACAGATTTGGACAACGAATCTTTAGACATTCCAAACAAACACCAAAAATACCTAGATATCTATTCCAAAGAAAAACGAAAGATGAGTGATCTTGAAACTCATTGGAAGGTTCTTTTTCAGCAACGATGGGAAGTGGTTATCTCAAAGAACGGAAAAGCACCAGACCATAATATCAGAGTATCCAAAACAGAGCTAGAACGACATTATGTTGCGGCAGATGATGTTCTTCAGAAGGCAGAAAAAATTATGAATGAACAGAAAAGTAAAGTTGATTATCTAAAATCTGTGCTTTCTATGATTGAGAATAGAAGTTTTCATATTAACAATGCTATCAATTGGAGGAAATTTGTAGCAGGTCTTGGATGACCACAGAAATTGTAATGGAAAAGGATACTGAGGTATTCGTTAGACTTATTTGTGAACCTCATGTAAAGATGGAACTGAATCATTATTTTAGATTCAGGCCTAATGGATATCAATTCATGCCCATGTTTAGAAGAAAGAAATGGGATGGATATGTTTACCTTTTTAACATGGATAGTAATAAAATATATTACGGCTTAATTTCAGAGATAACAAGATTTGCAAAAGACCGTGAATACAAACTTATAGATAATACAGGAGACATTCCAGAACCAATCTCCAATGAAGAATATTTTAAATTTCTTACATCATTTCCTTGTGAATATAAACTAAGAGATTATCAAAGTCTCGCAGTCAGACACTCAATAGACAAAAAACGATGTGTATTATTATCACCAACTGCTTCTGGAAAATCTTTAATTATTTACTATTTGCTTCGGTATTACTTTCCTGAGAAAGCTTTGGTTATTGTTCCAACACTATCATTAGTAAGTCAGATGTATTCGGACTTTGAAGCATATGCAAAGGCAGACAAAACGTTTGAAGTCGAAAATATCGTCCACAAAATCTTTGGTGGTCAAGAAAAGAAATCGGACAAACCAATCATTATTTCAACGTGGCAATCGTTGTATGAACTGCACAAGGGATTCTTTAGTGATTTTCGTTTAGTGATAGGAGATGAAGCACATCTTTACAAAGCTCGTTCTCTTACGAAGATATTGAAGAATCTAGAAAATGCACCTTATCGAATTGGAACAACAGGGACACTGGATGAGGTAGAAGTACATAAATTAATACTAGAGGGGTTGTTTGGTGCAACGAAGAGAGTAACCACCACAAAAGAACTCATCAAGAACAAGACACTCTCATCAATTTCTATAAAATGTCTTGTTTTAAAATACCCAAAAGAAGAATGTGCTGTAGTATCAAAACTGAACTATCAAGAAGAAATAGATTTTCTAGTTAGCCATCCAGAAAGAAACAAGTATATTTGTAATTTGGTAAATAGTCTAAAGGGGAATAGTTTAGTTCTATTTCAATTGATAGAAAAACATGGAAACATTCTACATTCAATTCTGGAGGAAATTGTTGATTCTTCTAGGAAAATCTTTTTTGTTTATGGAGGAACAGATGCAGATACAAGAGAAAAAGTCAGAGAACTTGTCGAGAAGGAAAAGGATGCTATTATATGTGCAAGTTATGGTGTATACAGTACCGGCATCAACATT